ACATGTGCGTCTCTGAGGGTGTGATTTAATGGTAATGTAGCAATGTTCGCTGACCAGGTTTCACCTGGTAAGAGACCGGCCGGTTTGGTGATCGTATGGCCCATCTTGATATATCTCACCGCCGTGGCTTCGGAATACCTATCCGGGAGGCCGGAAATCGGTACTTCGTAGTCATGGAAGGGATCTGTTGCAAGAATGAACCAGGGATCAGTCGTAACGCGTTTGTAATCTGCTTGTGTAAGAGAGTGAATGCTTGTTCCAGTCATGATTTAAATGCTGAATGAGGTTTACCGTTAGGTTAGTTCTGCCTTCACAGCTGCACAACAATGGTAAAGGTGCGAAAAACCTATGTTGTGCCCGGCTTGCGCCGCTTTCCCGCCTGCAGGAAAGGCTAGCCTTGGAATACTCCAAGGCCAAAAATCGAAGAACCCGCATCGTCGTAAATGGGGTAGTGACCGGTGGTTCCCTTTTGGTACCAGTCTTTAGGAATATGTCTCACTTCCTTCAAGTCTGGCATCAACGGGTCTAGCCGTAAGTCATCTGAGAAGTCATCCTCATCAGCTGCTACATCCAGGTCAATGATGTAGTCCCAAACGGGATGAGCTGTGATAATGAGGGGCTGTTTCGGGAAATTCTTTGCACACTCTTTAAAGTGTTCCAAAGCTGAACGCATGCCTGATATTGTCTCATCATATCTATTACAATCTTCAGTAATGCTGCCATCTGTCGGTAGAGAGATGGGGCCATTACCATACTTGAAAGTAGGTTGATAATCAAATTCCTGGTCCAGGTTGATACCTGACAAGTCAATATCATTCAAGCGGATGTAAAGTTCATTGAGGCAGTGTGCCATCAACCAACCGTTCGTGAAGTGACCAGCACCACACACCATTCCTTTCAGTTGCTGCAGTGTATCCATCCCTCGCTCCAAGGCTACTTTAGTCACCAATGTCTTGGAGAAAAAGCGGCCTGGTTTAAGAGACATGTTCCATTCAATCGCACCGTTGGGTTTGAGTTGTTGAAACGGGTACATAGAGCAAAATTCCGATTTAGCATAATCATCCACTTCATACACATTACATTTCATTTTCCAACCATGGTTGTCCGTAAAATGTTTTGCTACGTATTCAGTGGTGATTAACTCAGTCCGAGAATCCTTGGGTACTGCTACCCAATTGTCATCTCCTAATATCATGGCGAAGGTCATATTCATAATCTCTGCAGTAGAGTAACCAACTGAACTCAATAAACTCCAACGAGCCATTATTGTGTTCAAAGAATTACGCAAGGATACGTCTCCGATTCCAGAACCCATACCTCCTTCCCTAAAGAAAGAGATTTTACGGTTCCCTTCAGGATCCACGTTCTCAATCACGGTGACGTCCATCATCTTGCAGATGGCGTTAATGATTTCTTGAGGTGGGTTGAAGGTTTTGTAGAATTCGACGATGCATTCAGTGTGTTCTCGTGTTTGGTTAGCTTCATACGATGAAGCATCCATTTCAATGATCAAGCCGTTACCATGATTCTCAATTGCAGTACCAATCGCCGTTCCCACAATGGGGGCCGTCAGACCTGCCGAAACAACGGTGTGTTGTCCGGCAAATGCGTCTGGATGGTAGATTTTGCAGAGAATTTTCATAGTTTGATAGTAGAACCGGTTTACTGTACTTCCGTAGGTGGGGTCAACGACGAATATTCCGCGGAATTTGTTCGTGTTACCTTTCGCCATCGCTGCTTCTTTCTTTACAAAAAACTGATAGTCGTAGTGAATTATTCCATTGGCTTCGTAATCTTCAATCCCTTTCAGGTATGTTGCTACTGCTTTCTGGTCATTCCGACGTCCGTACTGGGTAGACAACCATTCGCGTGAAGACGCCAATGGTAGTATCGCCTGTTCGGCTGCAATGTCGCCGGCACTTGGTAAGTAGCCGCCTTTTTGCATATCAGCCCATGACTTTTTCAAACTTTCATGTTGTGCATAATCCAAATGTTCCTTACCATCAAACAACCGGTGAATCTTTGCCGAAGCAATGGATGCGGTTGATTGCGTGTTTGGAAGCAAAGGAGGGCCCAAACGCCGGGTGAATACCCATGGCGTGGCCGACCGTTTGACTACATTAGGACGGATTTTGCACGACATGAACCTTTTGATGGTTGTCGCGGCTAAGGTGTCTTGATACAATTTGGTTCCTGGAACCAAACCTTTCCTCGCAATTTTGGCTTGCTTGCACTCTTCCTTCGATGACAACACCCGTGCATCCACTTCTGCTTGAACCTTCACAGGACAAGCGGCAATTCCGAATGGAACCGTCAGTGGGGGTGGTGGTGGTGGAGGTGGTGAACCAATGCCCGTCAACAGGGTTTTGGCCAAGGGAGGTAATTTTTTCGGACTAATCATGTTCACATCAACAGTGTCGCTGATGTACTGATCTTTAACCACATCCATTCCACATGCTTCACCCACTGTTTTCACAGCATTGGCAGTACGTAGAATGACATTGGTCACTTTCTCAGTTAGTGCTAACTCACGTTTTGCGCATAGGCCGAAGCCCATTTTCGTGATGAGTGGCATCAGGTCAGCCACCCATTCCTGGGCTGAATTGTATTCAAACGCACATTCTAGGAATGCCACAACCATTGATTGTGTAAAAGCGCGTGAATACCATTCAGCATCTCGTACGTTTTGGGGAAGAATGGTTACCGCTTCAACAGAACGCATCTTACCTACAGCTTGGCGAAAAGCTGCTTCATCTGGTTTCTTGCCCATGAAGCAAGTATCTTTGGCATACTTGACTAGGGTGGGAATCACTGTGAATTCGGTTAGATTATCCTGTGTGTAAACAAAAACACCCAGGGGTCCGGGGCGTTCTTGAGTGAGGCGGAGCGACTTCAAAACGTCTTCAGGGATTTCTTTCACTTTCTCAGGTTTGCTTGAAAAATCAGCGGGTACCTCACCATCTACAACAATGAAGCTGTACATATCGGTGTGAATACCAGATTGGACTACAGACCAACACAGAGTGTATTGGTTGCCGTCAACAATCGCAGTAAAGGCATTGGTGCTGATTAACCATTCAAGGTCACCATGAACATAAGGAAAGGAATTGCCATCGACATTCATAACCACTTTACCAAGTTTCTTTGAATAGGTGGCTCCTGGGAAGGAACCTTCAGATTGATCAAAGGTGTGAGTTATTGCTAGCCCACGCCTTAACGTAGTTTTCAAGAGAGCCTCAAGGACTTCAAGTGGCACGAAATAGTAGAGTGAATGATTCCACAAGATTCCATCCATCGAACCGAGATTCTGGGATTTCTGTAATGTGGTCCATTCAACGCGATCTGCTAGTTCTGCGTACTTACGAAGGAAGTCTTTGTGTTTCAGATTACGAACGGCATCAGCAGCGGAGAGGCTGGGGTTGCAACTGTTGTAAACGAAAACCGGTGTCAGCGAACCGACACGCTTTTGTTCCACCTTGTTAATGGCACCTACGACGCTTGACGCGCGTTTTACGGCACCACCAACATCCATAACATTCTTCACTCCGGCCTGGTACAGGTTCCGCAGAGCTTCTTGTTCTAGGAAAATTCGTTCATAACGAATTAAGGGGTGATCCATCTTACCCATGTTGGGAAATTTGGTAACGTACGATCCTGGATATGCATCGAGAATCTTTTGTTGGTCCGGAAAAGTATCAATTTTCCTATCGAGTTTGTAAGTTAGATTCCACGGCGTGGGTACCTTGGGTGGATACAATGTTTCACCGTTCGGTCCATGAGTGGGGACTTCTTCTTTGTCTTTCGATTTTTGTGGGTCTTTTGGACCCTTGGGTTTTTTCGCGGCTTTCGCGGCGGGTGCTTGGGGAGCGGGAGCGGCTTTCGCGGCTTTTGGGGGCATGTTTTAGATGCGGGGGTTGCTTCTTAAAAGTGGGGTTTGGC